ACCACGAGCCTTAGCGTAGTTAAGCGCCTCAACTTGCGCTTCTCTCCAGAACTCAGGCAACGAAAGAGTTGCTCGGTTCTTGAGTTCAAGGATGTAAGTTTCTCCTGCGATAACAGTAACGATATCGCCCTCATCCTTTGCCCCAGCTTTAGTCAGACGTTCTGCAATGGCACCCATCTTACGTAGCCACTTCATTACATCTGTCTCGAACTGAGAACCCTTAGTCTTGTTGTACTGACTCATCTACCAGTACAACCTTGTTGATCTTATAGATGACATTACCTTCTTCATCCTTAACTAATTCGACAACACCAGATTGAAGTAGCGCACCAACAAAGTTGGTCAGATCTACCTTGATTGCATCAACGTCTGTACGCAGTGCCTCAATCTTAATATTATCTCTGTACTTATTTGATAAAGTTTCTTCCGTCATTTAATTCCCTATCTATTGTTGGACTATATAGTCGCCTTGATATCCATTTACTGCATCGTTTCTTAACATAACACCCCACGCATTTTTATCAGATATCTGACAAGCAGCGTAGTTTACAAACAGTGTTACGTAGTCCTTGCCATCTGCAGCGTGTGGTCCAAAGCGGTTCTTTACTGCAGCTACCTTCAACTCACCATTGGATGGGTCATAGCCCAGCGTTAGGATCAGCGCCGGTAGTTGACTTACCTTGCCGTGAATAGCACGTCTAGCAGGTGGATTAGATGGTGATCCATACTCGCTCTGCTCAGATACGTGGTGTAGCACAAGTACGCAGGCTTCAGTCTTACGTGCCATATCGTGCAATTCCATCATAATCGCACGTAAGCCAGCCCACTCATTGTCAGTCTCTGCTGCAACGTTCATTAAGTTGTCTATAACAATTAACTCTGGAGCGTGACCATAGAGTTCTACATATGCCCTGATCTCTAACTCGATATCATCTAGCGATGGTGATGAATCAAAGACCCATTTAATATGTTCTAGTTTTCCAAAGTGTTTATCGTAGTAGTGCTTATCCTTAGATAAGTTTAACTCCACCGATACCTGCGAGTGACCAGAGGCAACAGATGCTGCTCTCATCATTACAGTTGTAGTGTCAGTATCTGCTGAGAAGAAGAGCGTTGATACATTTGCTTTCATCGCATAGACGAGTGCAAACATAGACTTACCAGCGTTAGGTGCAGCAGCTACCATACAGACTTGTCCCCGCCGGAACTTAATTTGCTTTAGTGATAGCGCCTGCCACACGTCAGGAAGAGGTGTTGCTTTGGTAAGCACACCACTCCAAGCACGTGATAAGTCAAGCAACGCCTTCCCCCTTTAATACTATCCGTCGTTTACGTCTGATTAGCCTGCGTTCGCCTTCAGCGATTCCTCCCCAAATGCCGTGACTTTCATTCTGTATTCCCCACTCAGCACACTCTGCTTGATGTGGACACCTTCTACAAATTGATTTAGCCATAACCATCTCGGTACTATTAGAACTTCCAGATACCTTTTCAGGAAACCAGAAGTCGCCACCGACTGTAGCGCAAGCAGGATTCTCATAGAATCGAGGCTCGCGCACCGATCATCGAACCCAGATAGTTTCGCACTTATCTGTTGCACCCTTTGGTGCAGCACACATATATCCATTCCAAGGTCCACGAGCTGATGTGCCTGAACGTAGAGCCATCACACCGTGACGACAGGTTTGTGTTCCATCTGCTGCAGGAGCAGAAGCAACTGGTGTTGCGTTAAATGCTGCAGCTACTGATGCAACTGTTGGTGCTGGCGCTGGTGCTGATGCTGTACTAGCACCTAGTTCTACACCTGTTGACTTAATGTTTAGTGCGTTCATAGCGAGATCTGCTAGTCCTGCTTCCAATTCTGCAACTGTTGCAGCATAAAGATTGATGAGTGTTCCATCAGATAACTTGTAGTTAACCTGGAACTTTGTTCCTTCTGTAGCCATTTATTTTCCTCCACTAGGTTTGATGTTTAGCCTTGCAGTTTCTTGTCCAAAACTTACTGGGACATAACCAATAAGTTCTTTAACTTTATCTTTGTCAACTGTCTCACGACCTTTAACCTTTGTCCAACTGATTTCAATACCACTGGCTGTGACACCAACGGTCCCCTCAAATGAACTTTTAATTGAATCTCTTTGTGTTTCAAGTTCTTTAATCTTTGCATCTAATTGTAGAAAGTGCAGTGCGTTCTTGTCAATTTGCTCATCCTCAATGACTACTTCACTCAGGACGATATGTTCTTTTTTTAAGCCAACACAACCCATCTGACCTGATGCGTCGTAGTACTGACAGTAGTGCTTACAGAAGGACTCATCCTTCTCAGGCTCTGGAGCTGACTCCATTGCCTTGACTTCAGTTAACCACTCTAAAGCCTCTAGTGCAATATCTTCATCGTAAGGTTCTGAGTGAACCTTGACATCCTTCTCAGCACCATCACGAGCGATAGCAACTAGGTTGACAGTGTTGACTGTGTGACCATTCTGCGCTAGCAGATAGCCATAGATCTGTACCTGCCAACGTTGTTGCTTAGACGGAAAGTATGAAAGGTTCTTGACCTTACTTGTCTTCCAGTCCACAACTGCGCCGGTGCTAGGTATAAATAGATCCACGTGTGCCTTCATATCACCGTGCGCTACTGCAGTTTCAACTAGATAGTCCTTGCCATCTGGATCTAAGTGACCGATAGCCTCTTCGATTGCAGCGTGAATAGCAGTACCCATAATTGCTGCTAACTTTGACTGGTTATCATTAGTCTCTGGTTGTCCGTTCAATCGGTACCAGACCTTACGACGGCAACCACCTATCTCTGATGGACCTACCTGTGTCTGAGTACTGCGATCACGAGAGGCATCCTTTGCGTGGAGTACTGTCAGTAGCAGTTCTTTGGGATCTGTAATCATTGCGGGTTCCTTACGATAAATGCAGCACCTGGATAGTTGGCTGCTTCTAACTGTTGTGCGATCTGCTCACGCAGTTCTATCTCCATAAAGACTGGTGCTGCAGATCTGCGACCAGAAGCTATTGCTTCCTCTAGTGCATACTGAAGTGTCTTTTCCATTATCGCTTATCTCTATACTGTAGAAACGCATCGAAGGCATAAGCACAGACGAAGCCGATCAGTAATCCAAATAAAAATCCGAGCATTGTTTATCCTTTCTCTTGAGTAACTAATTGAATCGGAGGACAGGTGTTCACGTCAAGTACCGACGCGATCTTTATTGCGCGTTCTGCCACAACTTTAGACATCAGTAGAGACTTATACGAATTAGGCTTGAGCGAATAGAGATAGCCCAAGGCAAATGCTCCACCACTACCGGCTGAGAAGAGTCCACGTTCGCTGGAGTTAAAGGATAGATCTGATCCAATAGAAAATAACATCCCATCAAAGGCTAGAAGATAAGCGAAGTTGGCTTCCTTATCGGATGGCTCGTATCCATTATCCTTAAAGGCAGCGTAGATACTTGGCAGTATCTTCTTGCCCATCCATTCGACAGGATCGTAATTCTTATACGTTGGTGGTTTCCAATTAAAGGCAAGGATATCTCCAGGTCGTGAGTCGCCCGTGATACCTAACAGGTAGCTCCCAATGTGAACAATCTTCGGAGTCTGCGTGGATATGATGCGTTGATCGTTATCGGTGATCTGCGAATCAGCAGCCATCACTACGAAGTCAGGTCCTTGGATACCTACCAGAGTTGTCATTGGCAGATCATATCACGGCGTGTCGTAAGACACACTTCTACCAGGCTCTGTGTACAATATGAGCCGTAGGCGAATAACAGTACAGCGGCCCTAGACGGGCCGAGAAGTATGGAGGCCCGTACAATGCTCCTCCGTCTACTCTCCCTGCAGAAATTCATAGGCAGGAATAAGACCTACAATGGCCTTCCTAAGCCCTTTGGGAGCGATCTGAGAGGTTTAGGACCCGTCCACGCGTGTACCTGTGGCTGTACTGTCTTTAACATTATGGCAGCCTTTGAGGACTATGACATAGCTTGGTGGCATCTTGACGGAACCTGTGCCAACTGCGGAAATTTGCTCACAATTCCCTGTCCTGTGGATAACCCTGATGGACCACAAGCTAACGAATATTGATGAGTCTGCCAGGACTGGAGTATGCTCAGTCTGTGGTCACACCAAGATTAAACTCAGAGACAAGAATAATCCCCTCTCTAGTAGGTACCGATGCAAGGCAGTCTATAAACGTAACATCATCAAGAACCAATACCCATACGTAGTCCACAAGAAGGATGTCTGTGAGCACTGTGGTTTCGTCCCAGTCCACAGTAGCCAGCTTGACGTTGACCACATCAACGGGGATGGTAGGGACCACGACCCGTCTAACCTACAGACGCTCTGTGCTAACTGTCACCGCTTAAAAACACACTTGCATAACGATAGTGACTCTGGTATTTTTTAACACAGCGGGGAAGCATAGTACCCGCGAGTGCTGGACAAAACCTCTACAGACTTCGCGGCCTGTAGGGGTTTCGTTCTTTTCGGGCATAAAAAAAGAAGGCCGGCCCCCGTAGGGACCGACCTTCTGTTGCCTCGCGCTTATGGGCTAATTACTTAGCACCACGTCCAAACTCTGTTGCCTTTGGGTCTAGTGCCTTAAGCAATGGACCTGCGATAGCAGCGATACCTGCTGTTGCTAGTGCCTTTGGATCTGTAACTCCTGCTAGGTATAGCGCTATTACTGACGCTACTCCTGCACGAAGATATGTTGCGAGTATTGCTTTTACTTTTGCATTGATTTTCATTTGTTTTCCTTCTTCTTGGGTAGAGGCTTAACTGCTGCCTTTACTTTGTTGATGGCCTTTGGCTGGGGGAGCCAAGGGAACCAAGGTGAGGTGTCGTTACCACACCCTTCCTTGATCGAAATATGTAGGTGCTTGTGGTGCTTGTTGGAACCGGTGTAATCACGGTCACCCTTTTCCTTTGACCAGATTCTGCCCTGGAAGATCAAGTACTTAACTCGTGGATCATTACGCAAATCTATGTAGGCAATGGTGCAGTCAATACCCTTATCAGGATCGTGTGTGATATCTACTGCAAATCCTGAGTTGTGGTCAGAGTTGGGGTTCTGATGAACGTGTGCTGCACTAGGAAGCAATCCATCTGATGCCTTCTTGCGCTTAGGAAAGTGTGCTGTTGCCTGGCGTAGTGCTGCGATAGCAGCAGGTGTTGCCTTCTTTGCTAATGGGATCATAGTTCATCTTCCTTCTTTGGTTTGTCTTTTAGTCCGTTACCTGCAAGTACTGCTCCTAGGCTTCCTGTAAGGAATACAGTAAGCGTAGTAAGTAGTTCAATGAAGGCTCTGTCATTTGGCGCTTGTTCACCCAAAGGTTGTGTTACAAATATCAATGCCCACAGGATTCCAAAGACTGAGCCTAGGAATACCACACCTAGTATTGCTCCAATAAAAACAACAAGCCTTGCTTTGAGTTGCTCATTAGTAAATCTTTGTCTAGCCATTGAAGGTACCCTCCGGAAGAATATCTTTTGTACAAGTTCCTGTTGGAATACACTGAGGCGGGTTACATTCTGAGTTATCCCAGTTCTGATATTCCTGACACGGGTATCTAACCCAACCTTGGTAACCGCAACCGCTAAGAGTTATTGCGAGAAAGAAGGATGCGATAAATTTCTTCAACTTGTCGCTCCAATCTGTTTACCGAATCTTTAACACTTGAACCACCGTTAGGCTTGAGTTCATTGAGGTAATGCTTAACCATCCAACGTACTGCTGCAGCAAAGCCACCAAATATAGTCATTACAGCAACTGTTAGAGTTGCGTAGTCTTGTGCTTGCATTAGATTGTCCTAATCGTGACTAGAAGTGTGCCGCCAAAGCCAGAGAACCTTTTATCCTCTGGAGTCTTATTCATAAAGTCCATCTCTTCGATGATACCTAGGTATTCCTCACCGGTTCTAAGGTCCTGAACTCGAATGGTGTCACCAAGATTTTCAATGGCTTCAAGCTGAGACATACGCTGATAGGCAGAACCTTCAAAGCCAATCTCATTACCAAACTTGTCGCTCTCGTGGTCATAGCAGAAGACTGGGTATTGGATCAGGCGCTGACGGGGAACTGCTGGCAAGGACTTCAACTGGTAGCCAGTAAACAATGGACCCTTAGAAGCATCAGTGCTTGATCTAATCATAGTAAACTGAAAGCCTAGATACTCTTGTGAAGTAGTTGGGTAGTTTACATTGATCTCAGGAACAGTTGTTCCTTGCGAGAATGTACCGATGTTGTATGTGTTATCTCTTGAGTCAATAGACTCGATAGCAATACCACCATTGGCTGTATCAATACGAGCTTGTAGCAGTTTATAGATCTTGGTTTCAAGTGTGTTGTAGCGGATATAACCGGTACGTAAGTAGCCAGTTGCTACTAATGTTGTAGCTTCAGCCCAGATGTTATTGCCTGTAGCAAATGCTAACCTGTCTGAGTTACCAAAGAAGGCTACCTGGGATGCAGTTGCGCTAGTTCCAGCAGCAACAAGATCCCAAGCCCAAGGAAAGTACAGAGCGTTAGCGATGACAGTTGTAGATAAGTCAGTGCGTACTAGCCCTGCTTCACCATCTACAAGGGTTGCGATGTAGGCATAACTATCTTTGAAAGCAATAGCAGTACAGGCTGCATCTCTAAAGAGCAGCGGTCCATACTGGATATCTCCAGTGTTATCAGCAACACCTACTCTAAAGCCAGCACTTGTAGCAAGGACTGCATAGGTACCAAGGTAGACATCAAAGTCATTGATGCGCTCACCGCTTGGCAGATCAATAATTACAGTAGGTGTCTCTAGCGTTGGAAAACCTAGAGAGTTAGCAGTTGTTGGATCAAGGATGATCTTAAAGACAGATGATGAAGTTCCGTTTGGATCATAGCCTGAGATGTAGATAGCCTGTGGTCCTTCAGAGATACTTGACCATACCCACGATGAGTTGGGATGAGTATACAA